AGTCTCTAAAGGTTTTCTAGTTGATACAGGAGAATTGAGAGGAGATGTTTTAGTAGCACAACCTTTGAGAGATTTTCAACTTCAAGTTAAGAAGGCATTAAAAGAAGGACAACCTATTAGTTTAGAATTATATTTTGAAATAATACTGAAACATAATCCTGAGAGGGCTGTAAGAAATTATACTAGGGGGAAATTTGGGGATTGACATTAATTCAATTTAACTGCTTCGGAGAAAGTAGAAACATCAAGTCAATCTGTAGGTGTAAAGAATCTAAAAAATTCTGACGTACGGCAAATAGAAACCATAATTTTAATTTGGGTAATTTATACCCTAAAAGTTTGGAGACCCCAAACTTGAGGGGATTTGTTTACTCTAGTTTGAACTAATATTATATCTAGTATAATATTGGTTATTTTTTTCTCTAAAGTGAATGTTTTAAACTCAACTTTAATACTTAAACTTATTCAATCTAAACCAATCTAAATTTGTACTATGAAAATATTATTAAAGAAAAAGACTAATGAAAAAGAATTCTGGAAATACTACTTGCATATAAGAAATGCTAGTTTATTTACTTTAACAGATAAGGAGTTAGAAATAATGGTAGGGGTATTAGCAGGAGACCCTTATAAATCTATGTTTAAGGGGAAAGAATTAAAAGCTTTATGTAAGTCACTAAACTATAAAGATACACAAAGTACTTGGAGTTCAGTTTCTATTACTAAAAAGTCTTTAGTCTCTAAAGGTTTTCTAGTTGATACAGGAGAATTGAGAGGAGATGTTTTAGTAGCACAACCTTTAAGAGATTTTCAACTTCAAGTTAAGAAGGCATTAAAAGAAGGACAACCTATTAGTTTAGAATTATATTTTGAAATAGATGCAGTATAGTAAACCAGAAGATATAATAACTTTAGCAGCACAAGAAGCTAAAATCTCAAAAGAACACTTGGAAGTTATTGTAAAGGATTTCTGGCAAACTATTAGAATGTTTTTGACTAATCCTTTATACTCAAAGAAAGGAATCTTGATAAGTGAATTTGGTCAATTTTTCATTAATCCAAAAACAGTAGTAAAGAAAAGAGCTTTATTAGAAAAGAGAAATCCAGAATCTCCACAGCTAGAAGTTCATGACAAATTAATTAAACAATTAACAGAATGAAAGGGAAAACAATATTAATATCTGACAATAACAAAGAGGTTATAGAGGGGTTAAATAAGACAGTTGATATTATTAAAACAACAATGGGAGCTAAAGGTAAATATGTAAATATTACAGATGGTTTAGTAACTTCCATTACAAAAGATGGTGTTTCAGTAGCAGATGCTATTAATCTATCAGGATTAGAGGGGATAGGTAATAATCTAGTTAAATCTTCAGCTAAAAGAACAGTTAATAAAGTAGGAGATGGTACAACAGCAACATCAGTATTACTCCAAGCTTTAGTTAATAAATCTGTCATTCATTTAGATGGAGATATTAATTCCATAATTAGAGGTATGGAGAAAGCAGTAGAAGATGTTATTAAGTTTATAGAGTCTAACTCTAATCAACTTAATGAAGATTATCTAAAGTTAGAACAAGTAGCTTCAATAGCTTCTAATTCTAAAGTCCTAGGTAAACTTATAGCAGATTGTTATAAAATTGTAACAATGAATTCTTTGGTTAATCTAGAAAAATCCTTATATTCTCCAACTACTTTCTTTGAAATTAAAGAAGGTATAGAATTTAACTCTGGAATGGTACATTCACAGTTTGCTAATTCTTCAGGAGATAGATGTGTGTTTGAAAATGCTAGAATCTTTATTGAAGATAAGGAGATAAGAAGTTTTACAGAAGTACATACTAATATTTTATCTAATGCTTTAGCAAAAGACCAACCAGTAGTAATTATAGCACCTGATTTTTCTAAACAATTTATTGTAGCTTGTATTACTAATAGGATGAATAAACATGTTCCTATATGTTTAATTAAATCTCCTGGATTTGGAGAGAATGTAAATGAAAATCTTAAAGACATTTCAGCTTATACTAATCAAGGAATAGTAGATAAGATAGTGATTACTAGAGAGAAGTTTATAATTTACAATCAACCTACAGATACACTTAGAGCTAGAGTAGAAAAACTTACAACTAGTTTAGACCATATTACTGACGAATATGAATATACAAAAACAGTAACTAGAATTCATAAGTTACAAGGTAGTACAGGAATTATTTATACAGGAGGTATTACTAAAGAATCTCAAGATGAAGAATTTGATAGATTAGAGGATGCTTTAGGTTCAGTTAAAGCCTCTATAAATGGAGGATATGTTGCTGGTGGAGGAGTAGCCTTATATAAAGCTAGTTTTCTTCAAATACCCACTTTAAATGATAAAGAAGCTATAGGTTATAAGATAGTTTTAGAAGCTTGTCAAGAGCCAATTAAAACCATTTTAACCAATGCAAATTTGAATCCTGAAGTAGTATTAATACATTTTGAAAAAGACCTTAAAACACAAGGTTATAATGTCCTTACAGACCAATATATAGACATGGTAGAAGAAGGTATTATTGACCCTACTCTAGTAGTAATAGAATCCTTGACTAATGCTTTTGCATCAACTAAACTTTTAATTAACACAAAATATAATCTAATAAACCAATGACAAATTTTAATAAAGAAACACCAGTAAGAGACTTATCTATGAAATCTTTTTCAACAAGCAATGAAGAGTTAACTCCAGTATTTGATGAAGAGGTTAATCTTAAAGATGAAGATTTTCCTTTATCCTGGGATTTAGAATTCAATGAAATTCTAAAGACATATAATGCAAATATCCTAAATCCAAACCCTCTTTACAATAGCCTGACCACTAGAAATAAAGTTCTAGTTAGAGTATTTGTAAATGAGTTGACAATTACTCCAGATGGAATTGTAATTCCTCATACACAAAGAGTAGTTATTCCTACTAAAGCTGGTTATGGTACTGTTGGTACAATAGAAAGTCCATATCCTTATTCTTCTAAAGCTGTTGTTATAGCAGTTCCTAAATATATTGAAGATTTACAACCAGGAATGATTGTTCAGTTGAGTGAAGAACCTACTAGAGCAGTACCTATGGGTGGAGGTAATGAAGCAGCTATTACTATCCCTAATAAATTTACACATTATTCTTACAAATCACAAGAACCTCCTATTGACCCTATGAGTCCTCATTATGGATACCTTTTGGTTGATGCTAGGTTTATAGATATTATTTTGGAATGAACATTATAAGCTTTAGAGTGAAAGATAAGTATTGGAGAGAACTAGGTTGGAAAGGTTCTAATAACTTTATTCAAATTTCAGATACTCTCTATACCAATATTCAAGAAATCCAAGAAGTTTCTCTAGAGGAAGTTCTTAGATTGCAAACAGAAAACAAGATTATTATAAATGAGTTGGAATAGAACAACTAGACATTTTGGAGATACTATTGAAGGGGAAGCATTACACTTCTCCTTCAAGTACTCTGGTAATAAAAGATATAAATCCCATGCAGCCTCTTGTGGTTGTACTACAGGTAACTGGATTAATAATTCTCTACAAGTTACTTTTAAACCTAAAGATGTACCAGCAGCTATACTTAACACTGGAGCAGACAATTACATCTCTAAGAAGTTTATTACAGTTTATTGGGATGATAATACAAGTGATAGATTAACCTTAATAGCAATAGTATATGAAAGAGATTAGTGAAATACAAGTAGATTATTTTAGACAGTTATTTAAGAAACTAGATTATAAGTTCTTTGAAGTAGGAAGTTATAATTTGAATCTAATAGCTGTTAGACAAAGTAAATCTGATAACACCTTTGATGATTTTATGTATGTTATATTTAAAAATGAAAAGTTACAATGGGTAGTTTATCAATTTACAATTACTACTGAAGCAGGAGAGTATTATCTTAAAAATCCTATGAATTCTCAAGGAACAGCTATTGTAGTTCCAGGACAATATAGCAAAGCTTATAAACTAGGGTTACATAAGAAGTATCCAGCACTAGTACAAGCTGCTCCTATTAAAGTTTATAGAGACTCTAATAGAGATACTATACATGATTTAGAACCTAGTACTATTCAAAAAGGAGTATTTGCTATTAATATACATCATGCTTCAGATAAAGGAACTTCTACTAAAATAGATAAATGGAGTGCAGGTTGTATGGTTTTTGCCAATATCTTAGAGTGGAAATTATTTTATGCTACTCTATTGGAGTCTCAAAAGCTCTATGGAGACTTTTTTACTTTCACATTATTAGATGAATCACAATTAAATTAAAACAACATGATAGTAATAATAACAATATTTGCAATTATAGCAGTAATAGTCTACAAGACAAAAGTAATTTAAAATGGAAACTTTCTTACCTAAAGTTCAGAGATTAGAAATTGAACAATATAAACCCCTCGAACATATTACAGTAAAATATGATGGAAATATTACTGCTCAAGAATTGAAAGAAATGATTAATGATATTTTTAATGAAAAGAGAGAGAGACTAGAAATATTTACATTAGAAGGATATGATGGATTCTTAGATAAAGTACCTAATAAAAGAACTAGGAGAAGTAAAGTAGTGGAATCTAAAAAGAAACTCTTTAAATACTTAATCTGATGGAAACTATGTTATACCATGATACAAGAAAATCCTTTAATATGATGATGGAATATTTAAAAACTTTAGGAGAATTTGGACATACAATAGCTAAATTTAAAGAGATTAAAGGAGATAGTTACCAATGGAGACTAGATGATGAAGAAACTAATAAATTCTATAAATATATAATATAATATGCCAGTAGTAAACTTCCATGAAGAATTAACAATAGAATCTATAACAAGTCTAATAGAAAGACTTGAGGCAGTAGAGTCAGAGGAATTTTGTGATTTATATTTCTCTAGTTGTGGTGGTACAGCTTGTTCTATGGAGATGTTATTGGATTATTTAGCTAAGAATAATCATTGGACTTTAATAGCTGTGGCAGACTTTAGTTCAGCAGCATTTATAATTTTTAGTAGATATAAAGGAAATAAATATTTTACTAGACAAGCTAATGCTTTAATACATTTATTAAGTTATTCAGAAAATACTAGAGAAAGATTAATTGATGGTGAGAATCATAAAAGAGCTACTATTAATCTTAAACAAGATAATTTAGAATTAATAGAGATGTTACATAAAATAGAGTTACCTGTTAAGCTAATAAATAAAGTAAAGAAAGGTGGTGATGTAAGAATTTATTACGAAGATTTAATTAAATTAAAATGGGAAGCTTTATACGAATAAATAAGAATTTCTCTTTAAATCAAGATTTCTGGGAGATAAATCCTCAAATGAGAATCTATCCTCCTTTTAATAAAATGTATCCAGTACCAGATTCTTCTAAAATAATGTGGTGTATTTATTTTATGTGTGACCCAGATGAAGAAGATAATAAACTTTATAGACTAGAGGAATCTGAAAGAAGAAGAGTTATTGAAGAAAATTATTATAAAGTAGATTGGAATGACCCTTTAGTTCTAGAATGTTTAGAAGCTTATCCTTTAGAGTGTATGGATTCTATAGAGAGGTCTCTTAAAGCAGAGAAAGATTCTTTAGTTTCTAGGTCTAAATTAATTAGAGAGACTGAACCTACTCTAGATAAAACAGCACTTATAGATGGTAAGGCAGCTGTAATGAAAGGAACAGCCTTACAATTAGATACAATGAGGTCTAAGACAGCTAAAATTTATGATGAATTAGACACAGTAATTAAAAAATTTCAAAAACACAAAGCAGAAGAAGCCAGAGTCTATGGAGGAAGGAAAGAAACTGCATCAGAAAGAGGAATAATTTAAAATTAAAACTAATAAACAATGGCAACAAAAAAGTATGAAATTGAAACTCTTGAATCTGTAGCTACATGGACAGTTACAGTAATTACAAAGATTTTCAAGTTAATTGAAAAAGAAAAGAAAGGTAAAAAAGTCACTGGTTGGGATGCTCTAGGTTTTATTAAACCTTTATTTGACTTACTTAAAATAGTAGGTGAATATAAGAAATTAGGTAAAGAGTGGTTGGATTTAGATGAGAGTGAGAAAGAGTTGTTGAATTTAATAGTAAAAGAAAATCTAGATATTGAAGAAGCTAAGGCTAAAGAAATATCTGAAAGAATCTTCTTTATTCTAATGGAGATTGGAGATTTTGTAAGTGATATGGCTGTAAATAAATAATTAGTAATAAGACCCTAGGAGTAGACACTTAGGGTCTTTCTTTTAATCATGAAAAGATTATAATGAATAATATTTTAGATATAAGTATCTCTCAACTAAAGACTGATTATATTAGGATAGAAAACTTGAGCCAATATATTCTAAATATACCTCAACTACATCCTAGTAATCCTTTGTATATTCCTACTTGGAGTAATATAAAGAAGTTAATAGTAGAAGGTATGTGGGGAGAAGAATCTGGAGGATATAGATTTTGTGGAGGAGATTTAATGTTTTATGCTAATCTAGCTATTATTTATGATACTGATGCAGCTAAAAATACTATAGAAATTAAACCCTTAATCAGAGATGTTGAATGGGAAATATTTTATGGATTACTAGAAGCAGAAGGATTTAGTGGATTTAGTCAAGATGATAAATATACTTCAGATAGTCTTATACTGTCCTTTGATAAGAATAGAACTCCTTTAGAAGAAAGTTGGAGAGTACTAAAGTCCAATGGTAGTTTTAAAGAGTATATAAGTCCAAGAGAGAATATAAGAAGGTTACATGAGACTCCTATGGGAGTAGCTTTAAAGTATAATCAAGCTAAGAATTATTCTATATTAGGTTCTAGGGGTGGTGGTAAAAGTTACACTGTAGCTCTAGGAAAGGTACTACATAAGATTATTACTGATGGTGGTCAATTTTATGATAAGGGTAAATTCTATAGAAAGCCTTTTTATCTACCAGAATATGAAATTCAGCCTATGGTTGAATGTTTAGTTGGTAGTGGAGATACTGATAAATCTTCAGAGTTTTGTAGTAAGATAGCTGCATCTATGAATGCTTTAGCACTTAAAGCTGAATTTGGAGTATGGGGTAGTCCAGGAGATGATGATTATTTTCCATGTCCTTTGTTTAAAGATATGTCTGGTTCTTTAAGTAATGGTAATAAGAAGAACCCTTGGAGACATGAATATAAAGTTATACAAAAAGGTAGAGAGGTTATAAAAGGTACTAAGAGTAAATTAAATCATGTATCTTATTCTGATAGAAAAGAGGGTGGTGCACAAGCTGGAGCTGGGGGTAGATATGCTTTATCTGTAGTAGAGGAGAGTGGTTTAACTAAGAATAGTATAGAAATTCATAACTCTAATACTTCTGCTGTATCTAGGAATGGTATTCAATTTGGAGTACAAATAGATTTGGGAACATCTGGAAATATTCAGATGATAGAACAAACTAAGAAGAAATTTACTAATCCACAAGATTATAATATAGTAGAATATGATGATGTTTGGGAAGGTAATGGTAAGCATGGAAAGATAGGATTTTTCTTACCTTTCTATTTAACTTTAAATCAGTTTAAAGATAAAGATGGTAATACCAATTTTATAGAAGCTTTCAAACATGTTAATAAATTAAGAGAGGAAAAAGCTATTTCTGATGACCCTTCTGTATTGAGAGAAGAGAAGATGAATAGACCTATAGTTCCTTCTGAAATGTGGTTAAGTGATACAGGACATTATTTACCTTATGAAGAGGCTATAGCTAGAGAGAAGGTACTCCTTCGAGGTAATCTTTATCAAAAGATTGGAACTCCTATAAAACTTAGATGGGATTCTAAAATGGTAGAAGGAGTAAATTATTCAATAGACCATCAAGCAGACCCTTTTTATGAGATTTATTTCCAGACTAAATTATCTATTGAAGGTTGTGTAATGATTTATGACTTTCCTAGAGTAATAGGGGGAGCTGTACCTAATGATATGTATATAGCAACTTATGACCCTTATGTATCTGATAATATAGATGAAGGTGGTTCTATTGGAGTTACTTATATTTGGTTACATCCTAGGTATTGGGATTCTAACTTACCTTTGACAGGAATACTTGTAGCTTCATATATTGGAAAACATCCTAATGGATTAGATGGGTATCATTTGACTCAAGAACAATTGTTAGCTTTTTATGGAAATCCTAAAGCTGGCTTATGGTATGAGAAAAATAGAGGTAGACCTTGTAGAGATTATTACATTAAAAAGAATAAAGCTTTCTTATTAGCTCCATCTCCTTCTAAATATGAGTCAGATGGATTAGAGAAGAAAGTAACACAATATGGTATAACAATACCTAATAGAATTATTAAGATACAATTCTTAGACCTTCTGAGTTCTTTTTTACTTCGAGAGATGGAAGAGAATCTAGTAATAGAAAGAATACCAGATATATTCTTAATAAGACAAATTATTAGTTATAAAATAGATGGAAACTATGATGCTGTATCCTCTATGTTATTATTACCTGTAGCTTTAGCAGAAATTGAATATACAATGATAGAAGAGAGTAAGAAGAAGAATAAACACAATCCCTTAACTTTCTTATCAATGAACAAAAATTTATATGGACACAAAACATGATGTAATTAATTTAAAAGTAGCTGACTCTTTAAAGACTGAAGATTGGTATAAGGCTATTGCAGATTATTATATACCTTCTTACAGCAATACTATAGCTCAATTTGATGAACTTAAAAAGGCTTATGAGTTTGTAAATAATGATTTATCTGGATTTACTGAAGAAATTAGTATATTCTGTAATCCTTTAGGAGAAGACTTAATAGGAGAAATTATAGAAGAGCTAAAACCTTTTAATAAAATCCCTAATAAGATAGCTGCTGCTGGAGGTGAGTTACTCAATAGACCTAAGAAGAATAAAGTAATTCTCTTGAATGCTAAGTCTTTAGCTAATAAAGATAAACTTTATTTGGAAGAGATTAGAAAGTCTATTGAAGAGAGAATAGCTTTAGAGTTAGAAAGTCTCCAATTTCAAGATCCTAAACAACAAGAGGAATTTGTTAAACAACAAAGGTCTTTATTAGAGCCACAAGATATTTCTATCAAGAATTTCTTAACTGATTCTGAGATATTCTATAACAAGATTCTAAAGTATTGTAGATATGCTGAAGATTTAGATACTAAAGAATTAGAGGTTCTTAATGATGCTATGATAGCAGATAGAGCATTTACTTATAGTGGTTGGAAACATGGTAAACCTTCTATAGAAATATGTAATACGCTCTATACAGGATTTCATAAAAGTCCTAATGAAAGATGGATTCAAAAAGGAGATTATGTTTGGTATAAAAAATCTATCACAATGTCTGATGCTATACAAAAATATGGCAATCAATTAACTGATGAACAATTAGAGGACTTAATGACTTATAGTTATTCTTATGGTTCTAGAGTTGATAAAAGACATGATATATTTGATACTCCAGACCTAGTACATTCTTATCCAGCAACAGAAACTTACATAAGTTTGCTAGATGGAAAATCTGGGGATGCTGCTGATAAAAGAGTTGGTAAACATCAAGGACAAGGATTAGTAAGAGATTCTACTTATGAGACTTTAATCTGGGAAACTCATATGGAGTTTAAAGGATTTAAAGAGATAACTTTTATAAGTTATAGAAATGAGTATAACAAGAAAGTTTATGATATTTTATCTAAGGATTTTGAAATACCTAAAGAAGCCACTAAAGAAAATTATACTAATAAATTTGGAGAAGTTACTACTAAGTATGTTTGGAATCAAGAGGAGGTTATATTTGAAGCAGAGAAAATGTATATACCTTGGAGACATGAGTTAACTAGGTTAGGAGATTCTATTATAGTTGATGCTAGAGAAGTTCCACTTCAACCTGTACATCTAAGTAATCCTTTTAGTAATTTTGAATTATCATACAAAGGTTGTATTTTTAATTCTAGAAATGCTAAATCTATTTCTCCAGTTCAAAGAGCTATACCTGCACAATTACAATATTACTTTGTAAAACATATCCAGTTAAGAGAGTTGGCTAAATATCAAGGTTATATGCAAGATGTTGATGTTGACCAAATTCCAGAAAGTTTAGGACAAGATAAAGATGGTAATATTGTAAGAGACCCTATTGCTACTTGGCTTAAAATGAGAAAGACTTTATCCACAAACTTTTATAGTGGTAGTCAAAATAGTTTAGGTGGATTACCTCCTTCTACAAGAAGTCCAGGTAGTAGAGGTTATATGTTAGGAACTGCTATAGAGTTAATGAATCTACAGAATCTATTGGATTTAATTGATAGAGAGATTAGTTTGCTTATGGGATTTAGTCCACAGAGAGAAGCTCAATATGCTAATAACTCTAATGTTTCAGATAATCAACAAGCTATAAGTCAATCTTATAATATCACAGAACCTATGTTTCATATGCTTGAACAGATATGGAAATATACTTTGAATGATTATCTTTATAATATGAGAGCTTATGCTGAGATGAGACTAGCTGAAGATGAAGAAACTATATTTCATTATTTCTTACCTGATGGTACTGAAGAATTACTCAAGGTTACTCCAGCTATGTTACATCATGAGGATATAGGATTGTTTGTAACCTCCTCTGGAGCATCACAAAGGTATATAGATATGATGGCTAATATGTCTCATTCTATAGCTCAAAATGCTGGAGAAGGTATTGAAGCTGTATCTACCTTAATTAAAGCTATTACTTCTGGAGCATCTCCTGAGGAAGTACATAAGATGATACAATTAGAGAGTCAAAGACAAGCTAGTAGAGCAGCTGAAATGCAACAAAAACAATTAGATTCTCAAGAGAAAATGTCTCAAGTACAATTGGAGATAGTAGAAAAAACTCATCAACAAGAGTTAGAGAAAATAACTTTGAAAGAATCTTTACAAAAAGAAAGAGAGTTGGCTAAAGAAACTATTAAATCTATGGGTCAATTTGATGAAAATCCTGATGCAGATTCAGATGGTCAATTAGATGTTATAGAAGTAATGAATGCTGAATTAAAAAGAGAGAAATTAGACTTAGATAAAGCTAAGTTTCAACATCAAATTAAGAAGGATGAGAAAGATTTAGAAATCAAGGAAAAGAATGTTTTACAGAAAAAGAATAGTAGTAAGTAAATAATTTAAAAAATCAAATAATCGTATAATTCGCTGAAAATAATACTTATATTTACAGCCTAATTTAAAACTAATTATGAGTCAAGACACGCAAGAAAAGCAAGAGCAAGATTTATTCCCAGATTTTGAAGTCAATATAGAAGACATCAGTCTTCCTGAAGTATCGACAGAAACTACAGAAGAGGAAGTAACTACTGAAACACCTGTATATGCAGAAGCAGCAGAAGATGAAGCTATAGGACTTTATAAGACCTTAATTGATAAAGGTATTTTGTTTGAAGATTCTGAAACTCCTTTTGATGGAACTTGGGAATCTTTAGATAAACATATTGAGAGTTTACCAGATATGGTAGCTAATAGCATTATACAACAAATGCCTGAAGCTGTACAGAATCTTATGGATTTTGCTTTAACCAAAGGTGATGTAACCCATGAAGATTTGGTAGAATTCTTTAAGTTACAAGAGGAAGACTACAAGAGTTCTAACTCAAAGATTAATACTATAGAAGCTGCAAGAGCTTATATGGCTAAAGTAATGAAGTCTCAGAACTATGAAGATGATGTTATTGAAACTACATTAGATGCTATGGAAGATAAGGGAGAAACTTTCCTAATCAACAAAGCAAAATCTCATGCAGATAAAACAGTATCACAAAAGTCTGTAGAAAGACTAGAAGCAGAAAAAGCTCAAAAAGCTGCTAATCTAGCAAAACAACAAGAATACTTTGGTAAATTAAATCAAGAGTTAGTTAATTTAAAGTATACAGATAAAAGGAATCAAGCTATTAAAGAAAATCTAGACCCTAGAATTATAGGAACAAAGAACCAAGCTATTCAGAATTCTCCTAAAGCTGTTATACAATTAGCTGATTTTTATAGTTACTTTGATAGTAAGACTGGAGTATTTGATTTAGAAGCTTACAGTAAACAAGTAGCTTCAAAAGAAGTAAGTGAATTCAAGAAAAATTTAACAAGAGATAACTTTAGTTCTAGTGGAACTAAGAGTTCAGGTAAAAGTCATCAATCTTCTAATAAGAATGGGGATGAGCTTGTACCAATATTTTAAAACTAATTTAGATAAAAAAATTACATGGAAAGAAAGACAGCTTTAAGTCTAGTTGAGAGAAAGTCATTTGGAGGTAGTTATCATGACAGTTTTTCTCATGCTGCAATGTTTAGAACTTATGCACCGCATAATTTTGGTATGGTTACATCCCAATTGTTTAGTTCTAAACTTGGTAGTCATTTGATTAACAAGAAATTTACCTATATGACTGTTGCCAAAAATAATGTTTATTATTTGCCTGGTGGAACAGATGATTATCAATGGAACTTAGAAGGTGACTCTGAAGTAGACTTTAGAGTAACAGAATTGTTGGAAAGCCCAACAGCTACACCTGGTAAAGGTGGTTTAAGATTCAAATTTGCTCTTGATAGAGAGTGGTTGCATGAACCAGTATTGTTGAAAACTGAAGGTTCTAATCTTCCTTTTATTAGAATTATAGGACATCCTGTACAAAGGTCTGCAAACTCTTTTGAGTATGAAGCAGAGATTCAATCTGGAGACCCTAATGCTTGGATTCCAGTAGATTATTTGCTTCCTGGCAGAAAGATGATTGACATCTCTACAATGGTTAGTGATGAGTTGAATCAAAAATATGCAGGAGACCAATATGGAGAAATGTTTAAACTTCAATCTTGGGTAGGTAACTTTGCTAGAAAATGTGAATTCTCTGACAAATTTATTAGAACAGAAATAGCAGCTAAAAAAGATGGTAAAATGGCTAAAGGCTCAGGCTATTGCATTGGAGGTAAAACTTATAATGATGCAGTTGGAGTAGGTTATGTTTATCAAAAAGACTTCAAAACTAAAGGAAATAAGACTATTGAAAAAGGTGTCTTTATCTCTATGATTGAAGCTAGATTGCTAGAAAGAATTGAGAGAGATAGAGAGATGTCTATGGAGTGGGGTCAACTACAAAAAACTGTAGATAATGACACTGATAGAACTATTAAAGTAGCACCAGGTTGGAGACAAATTGTAAAAGATGGACATTATAAACAACATAATGGCTCTTTATCTTTGTCTGACATCTATGAATACTTGAATGAAATCTTTATCACTAGAAAAGGATTCTCTGATAGACATATCAAGATTGCTTCTGGTGAAGGTGGAATTGAATTTTTGTCAAGATTGTTGGCTCAAGAAGCTAATGCCTTTACAACTGTTGATACTAACTTTATTAGAGCTAGAAAAGATGGTTTAGGTTATAATGAAAATGAGTTGGAATTTGGTGCACAATTTACCAAATGGCTTGCTCCTAATGGCATTATAGTTGAAATGGTACATGACCCTATCAAAGATGATAGACACTTATTCCCTGAAAAAGCTCCTGGAACTAATAGAACTTTAGAGTCTTTTGCAATGGATATTTTTGACTTTGGTGCAACAGACCAAAAAGCAGAAGGTGCTAGAAGACAAGAAAACATTACTTGTGTTATGCAAGATGGTGTAGAAAGTTACTTCACAGTATCTAATGTTTATGACTTTAATACAGGTGCAATCAAAGATGGTGGAAATGCCTATAGCAACAACAAAGAAGGAGGTATCTATAGAGAAATCTCTGGTTCATTGTGTGTATGGGATGTTTCTAGAGTTGGTAGATTGGAATTTGTACCAGCAGTAAATATTTAATCAAACTTAATGTAAGTTAAGAAAAAACTTAAAAGACATGAAAAGTCACAAAATAGTATATGTAAACCCTGTGCCTAGACAATCTGCACAAGGTAGAGACAAACAAGTTTATTCTTTTTCCCTTTCATCTGGACAACTTGTTAATACAGTTCCAATGAAAAAAACCAAGGAGTTTGGTGTAGGAAGTGAGTATCAATTCTTGATAGATTATAAAAGAAACAAACTAGTAACTGGACTAGATGTTATGATGATTAATCCCTTTGTAGATTATACAGAGGAGCAATTAAGAAGTGAATTCTCCCTTTCTGCTCATTGGAGTAAAGAGAGATTGCAAGATATAACCAAAGTAGGGGAGTTGAAGAAACAAACCTACTTTGAAATATTATCAGATGTAAAAGAAGGATTTTATGATTCTGATGTTAAAGCTACTATCTTTAGTCATAAGGATATTAAGACAATGCCAGAACCTAGTTTTCTACAAAAGTTTAAGATTATTCTATATGATAGACCTAATGTATTCACTACGGAAACTCCTAGAGGAATGTTGGCTATACAATTGATAGAGAATTTACCTAATGTAGCAAAGAATAAATCTATTGTTAACTCTGCATTTCATGATTTTTATATTTCAGAAGAGAATGAAGCTGAAGTAGAGATTATGAAAAAACAAAAGATTGTTAAAAAAGCTACTTTCCACCTATACAAATTAGGAGAAGAATATACACCATATCAAAAAACTATGGTTGCTTCACTCTTGAAAACTAAAGATGGTAGAGAGTTAATTAAAGGTCAAGTAGATAATACTACTATTACTAATGCTTTAGATAGTTACATCTTAAATGATTCTGTTTATCAGTTGCAAAATATCAATGAATTTATGAAAATAGTAAGTTTATTAGATACACCTGAAGGAATGGATGCTTTACATATCAAGTATTTGATTCAACAAGCTTTGAATACTAATGTAATGACAGTAAGAGATGGGTTCTATATCTGGCATAGTAAAGTAGGTACTCCTAATGTACACAAATTTACAGATTACAATAAACTATTCTCACTCCTGAAGTCTGAATATACAATCTTTAATAGTGATGATAAGGAGATAACTAATTGGTATGGAGATTTATTACAAGAAGTAAGGTCTAAAGGAATCACAATAGAAACAACATGATTATAAGAGAAGCCCATTGGGAATTTAAACAAAGGTATAACAAATTAGATAGTAACTTTAAGAAGGATTTGACTCCTATGGAGATTGATGCGCTCTTATGGGATGCTATACAAGAGTATGTTGAAATCTTTTATTCAGGTAATAACTTTAAAAAGTTTAAACTTGGATTTGAAGTAACACAACAAAGGATTGATATGTTATCTACTTTAGTTATAAGTTCTCCATTGCAAGCTCCTATAACTCCTGATGTTACTATAGCTAATAACAAGTATGAGTTTTATCTGTCTAATACTGAAGGACAATTAATAGAAGAGTATTATCACTTAATAAGAGTTAATGCTAGAACTAACTGTGGTTTGGTAAATGTAAAAATTGAAAGACACGAGGATTTAAACTATGTATTAGAAGATGCTTTTAGAAAGCCAAATAAAAAATGGAAAAGACTAGTGGGAGTTATAGAGAAATCTAGTAACCCACTAGTTGAATCTAGTTTATATATTTATTCTGAACCTGGCTTTGTAATAGATGAAATAGAAATTGAGTATATTAAAGTACCTGTAAGACCTTATTTTGGAGGTTATAATAGTATAGCTTATAACAAGTGTATAGCTGATAGTATTTTAGAAGCAACTTGTCAAGCAACTTATTATAATGCAACAACTACTTTACCAGTAGATTTTGATATACCTAAAATGTATCATGGAATTGTAGTAGATATAGCAGTCCAAGAAGTAGCAAGAAGATTAGAAGATGTTAATAGATTTAGTTTGAAACAAGATAAAATACAAACAATAACATAAAATTTAAAAATAAAAAATGGCGAATAGATTTAAAAAAAGAAATAACATGTTGCCTATGGAGTGTATCCTAGTAGGTACTGGAGACCAAGATTTAGCTGATGGAACAGCAAATGGTACAGTAGTTGGAACTAAATTAGTTAATGCTACTTCTGCATTTGGTATTTCCAATGGTCAATTGGGTGCTATGAGTGTTGATATGGATAGTGCTACTTTACCTTATGGGACTTTCCTTGTAGCTGGTAATACTATTACTACAACTAGTGCAATCCAATTGACTCAAGGTACTCCTTTGTCTAGTGCTACACAATTGACAAATCAATTTGAAGTAGGACATCAACCAGTTATTAAATCTCCAATCATTAGAGCAGGTAAAGTTCTTAGTGTAACTACTTTGGTAGCTGCTTTAGGTACTTATGCTTCAAAACATTATTCTAACTTTACAGCTACTCCTTTGGATTTGACTGATTATAGTGCTAGAGTAACTTTGAAATCTGTTAGAAATGATTTGGAATATGGAGAAAATGATGAGGTAGTATCAAGTACTTTTGTAACTCCAGAATATTCTGATGCAGTTGTAGCAGCTATCTTGACTAATCCTTTAGACCACTTGTTACAAAATATTATAGTACCTTTGAATTATCAATCCAAGTTAGCTACTGTTAATACTGGAGGTAATAGATTTGGTAATAGAAACTTTGTAGTATTTGGATTGGATTCAGCAGGTGGTGCAGGAACAGTTCTTGGAACTATTGTTGCAGGAGATATTATCCCTGTAATGACTGATGCTTCTGCTGTTATAAACTATACAGCAACTACAGAATTTGTTAATACTGTAACAGCATGGATTGCAGCTGGTGTACCTAATACTGCAACTATTGAGTTGTTAGATTTGAGTGCTGCTGGTCAAACTGGTGCTGATGCAATTGATAGTTTCATAGTAATGGGACTAGATGAAAATCCTTCTTTGGCTTTTGATAATATCCAAGCTGTAAAAACTAATGTACTAGTTACATTGGGAGATGGATTCCTTTTGTTCCCTACTCCTACAGCTCTTGTAGCTGCTCATGCTTTAGAAGCTAGAGGTCTTGGAAGAGATTGGACAGTTGAGTTTGATGATAGAGCTAGATTGGCAATTCATAATATGCAAAACCAACCTTTCTGTGAATACTTCACTAGAGGTAATACATATATTGACCCTGCTAAAATCTATACTTCAACAATTATAGATTATTTTGATGATGAAGATACTTTGACTACTTCAAATATGTTGCCTAAACAAGCAATTATATTGTTAGAAGCTGAAGTTACTAACCCTACAGCTGATGCTGATACAGGTTATATTTTAGCTACAGTAGATTCAGGTACAGTTACAGACTTAAATGCTGTACTTTCTGTATGGTTAACTTCAGAGAGAGTACTTTCTGCTCATGCTATAAAAGGTTCAGCCGTAGCTGGAACATACTTCGTATAATATGGAATTAATAGTAGATAGTGAATGCACTTTTATTTCTGCTACTACTCCTACTACAAATATATTAGAAGACTGGATTAATGGAGACTTGTTTAATGTACAAGTCTCCATTTTTTTTAACTGCTCTGAAGTAGCTGTAATTAACTTACCTAATCAATACACATTTGGTCAATCTATTGATAATTGTATTTCTATATTAGGTGGAGATGAATTTACTTTAACTTTAAGTGGAATTCTAAATAGTAGAATAGTTAGTAATACTTATACAACTTCTGCTGGTATAGTAAGTGTAACTCCAATTGATAATGTAACTTTTACAATCTTGTTAGATTCTAATGTAGCTAATTATATAGAGTTTGAGATTACTGATTTAGATGGATTTGTTTATAACATAAGGGTAGATTTCTCTATATATGTTTTAGCTCCTTGTGATATAAATAGTACTTTAACTTTAGTTAATATTCCAGAGTTACCTTGTGGATTGGAAGTAGATACTCTTACTTTAAATATTTATAATGAATACTTTAGAGCTGATTGTAATTTCCCATGTGTCACAGATTGTAGAACTTTTTGTGACGGAATTTATACTATTCAAATAGAAGATGAAGAGAGTTGTATATTTGTAAATTGTAGTACTGCATGTAATGTAGTAGATTACTTCATTTGTAATGGAGGAGATATTATGGTACTTTTAGAAACACTTAATGTAGGTTCTGAGTTAGCTTCAGTAGGCAATACTGATTGTGTAACTTGTAGTCAATTATGTGAAGTATTTCAAAAGGTACAGAAATTATTAGGACATACGAGCAAAAATATATTAGAAGACTGTGGATGTAACAACAATTAACTGTCTTAAATGCGTACTTCTAGTAAACACTTTATATATAATTAAGGCTGAGTATTATGGGATAGAATGTGACTTAGATAAATATATCCTTCTTAGGGATACAGCCTATAATTATTTAATAATTAGTAGAACAGGATGTGATTTACCAATTGCATTTTTGACAAAAGTAAAAAAATTTACCAGATTAAACTGTATAACCTGTGGCTAGATATATATTAAAAGGAGACAAAAGAGCTTTTCCAGATAATCCAAGACCTAATAGTTTGACTAATGTGTGGCAAGCTACTTATACAGAAGTACCTACTTTACCTCCAGGAGGAACTACTGGTCAAGTATTAGCTAAAGAAACTAATCAAGATTATGATGTACATTGGATTACTTTATTAACTAATTACCTTAGTAATGCTAACAATGGTTTAAGTTTATCAGGATTAATAGTACAACTAGGTGGAGTTCTTATTAAGAATACTACTATAAATGGAGGTGGGTTAACTTATTCTTTAACTTTAGAAGAACTAGAAAATCTTATAGCTAATGGTACTTTTCTAGATTTTGATTTTTCTGACTCCATACAACTTAGTAGTGATACTATAAGATTTGTAGCTACTAATAGTTTAGATTTAGCTACTCCTGCTGTTATAGCTACTACAGCTACAGTTGGACAAGTACTTAAATTAACTAATGCTACAACAGGTAAAGCTGAGTGGGCTGATGAAACTACTTATTCTGGAAATTATGAAGTTGTAATTAATCCTACAAGTCCATATACAATAGTGACTAGTAAAGAATTGGTTATAATGGATACTACTTCAGGTAATAAGGAAGTTAAATTAAAAACTAGTCCAACAGAAGGAGATGAAGTAGTTATTAAAAAACTGGGAGATGTTAATAACTTTCAATTAACAGCTGGAGCTGGACATACTGTAGATGGAGCTTCTGGTGCTGTATTAACTCTTAAAAATCAATCTTTAACTGTAGTATTTGATGGAGTTTCTATGTGGGTAGTAACCTCTAAATATTTATAAAATGGCGAAGAATATAAAAATCATATCAATAGCAATTTTAGGATTTCTAAAATGGTTAACTAAATTAGGAACAAAAGATGGTAGAACAGACCTTTGGGTTATTTGTATTACCTTTGCTTTTATAACTTGTATTACAGGTTTTATACCATGTATGAACAATAGTCTAGTTATGACTATTCTAGTTGGTATGTTTGCTGATTTAGGGGTAAAAGAATTAATTAATTTTAAACAAGATATATTAAATTATGGGGGGTCTAAAAACAACCAATAATACACTTAAAGCATTAGGGCTTTTTGATAAACAAGGGTCTGGTTCTGGAGGAGGTGCTTTAAGTAATGCTACTTTAGCTGAACAACAAGCTCAAACTGCTGAATTAAATAATATAGAAGCTGCTTTAAATACAGCTAATACACCTTCTCATGAGGCAGTAATAGCACCTACAAATTATACAGTAAATAACTTTAAAGAAGTTAGTTTTGTATGTTCTCCAAGTGTTACTGTAACTTTAGATGGTAATCCAATTATATATCCTTATACTTTAGGTACAGCTACTATTTTAGGAGCAACTATTAAAGCTGATACAGTTAGCACTAATAGTATAGTTTTTAATGGAGCTGGAACAGTTCTAATAACAATAATGCAATAACATGAGTTTTAACACAGGATTCTTCATACAGCAAAGTAGTTCAGTTCCTCTTGTACCATATTCTATGTCTTTCGATGGGGTAAATGAATACATAAAATTCTATAATGATGCAGCTTATGATTTTGCAATAACGGATTCTTTTACTGGAACATCTTGGGTTAAATCTGCAAATTATGCAGCAGCAGCGTTTCAGGGGATTCTTTCAAAAAGAGATGCTTCATACAAAGGTTATGTTTTTTTTATAGGCTCTGGACAACTCCAATTGGCATTAATGAATAGCTTAGGTAATTTTATTTATGTTACAACTTCGGGACTATCGCTTACAAATAACACTTGGTATCATGTAGCTTTTACCTATAACGGGAATAGTGACCAATCAGGGGTTAAATTTTTTGTAAATGGGGTTGAGGTTGTAGGAAGAGCAGTATTGCGGAATGATTTTGTTGGTACAATGAATAATTCACAACCTTTGAGTATTAGTTACGACCCTGCCGAAATCATGTACTTCAATGGCAAAATAGGTTATACAAGATTATTTAATACAGAATTTACTGCGGCTCAAGTTTTAGCGGATTATAACGTGGGTGTGATGCTAGAAACATCTTTAAATTTTGCTAATCAAGTCATGGGGTGGAAGTCTGGACAGGGTGCTTTGTTTGCAACAGAGATAGGTACGGAATTTTTTTTCCCAAACGAATTAGACCCGCTACAAATATCTCCTTTTACGGTTAATATGGAATTTACTGATAGAACAACTGACGTACCTTAAATAATACAACTATGAACAGATACTTTATAATACCATTAACAATGGAGCTTATGTTTAACCTTATAGGTAAAATAGTAGGTAATTTCCAAGAACAAAGAACTAGTTTAGATAATACTTTAGTCTTAGTTAAATTAGCAGAAGGTGATGAAAACAATTATTCTGAGTTAGCATCTTATACTGAATATACTCATGAACAGATATTAGTTGAAATGCAAAAACCTGAATGGTCTAATCCATTGATATAATATGAGCTTTGAAATAATGCAAAATGGAGGAGATGCTAGTTTAGCAGAGCAGCAACTCCAAACAACAGAACAAGAAGCTATTAATACTAAATTAGCAAACTTGTTGACAGAGCTTTTACTTAAAGCTAAATTAACTGATACTCAACCAGTTTCTATTGCAACTCCCCCTAAAAACTATTTATTTGAGATAGCTAAGGGGAATGTAGCGGGGTCAATGACTATTACAAAATTTGGATTGAATGATGATGTTGATACAGGAACATTTCCAGAGGATTTGTGGGGAACTTCGGGTGTATATGTACAACCAACTGCTGCAAGAGTTCACAACTTTGTCAGTACTAGTGTAAGTGATACTATGACCATTTTAATACGTGGTATAAATAGTAGCTACAACGCACAAAGTGAAACTATAACAATGAATGGAACAACTCCTGTAGCAACAGTAAATAGTTATTTTCATATCCATTTAATTCAAAACACAGGCTCTACTAATAATGTAGGTAACATTACAGGTACAGCAGCAGTTGATGGTACTATTACAATCAATATGCTTGCTGGTAATAATCAAAGTGTTTCATCAATTTATATGATTCCAGTTGGATATAAAGGGTATATAATGAGATGTAGGGGGAGAATGACTAATACAATTGCAAACAGTGGGGCAACAATTCAGTTATTAAACAAGCCTTTTGATGGAGTATTTCAATTGAAAACACAAATGGGATTGAATAATTCAGGTGCAAGTTTTGTAGAGTTGGATTATACTAATTCTTGTCCATTTATATTACAAGGTAAGAGCCTCACCAAACTAACTTGTTCAACAGTTACAAATAACAATACAGTAGTAGAGGGAGAATATGATTTAATTCTAGTCCAAGATTAATATGAATATAGAAATAACATCTTCTGTAAACACATTTACAGTAAAAAGCAATGACTACCTAAAAGCAATTGGGTCACCTTGTGTCACTCTTAATAAAAGCGACATAAAGAAGATTTATATAAGTAAAGATGGAACACAATTAACTTTAGAAGTATGTGGGGTAAAAGATTTTACAATTGATTTGGTTGGTTATTTAGGCAACCCAGCTTTAAAATCAATAAAGATTGATAATATCAATGGAGTATCACCAACGACTATCCAAGAAATTCATGATTTATTTGTACAGTTAAAAAATAGCTAATAATCTGACAAGATAATAAATAAGGTTTTAAATACATATTTAACATGGAGAGAAAAATTGAAGATAAATTAATAGCTTGGTCATTCTCAGGTGCAGCAGCTAGAGCAATAGCTTTATTTAGACAAGCAGAGGTAGCTATTAAAGTGGGAGACAAACCTAATATTATTATAGGTACTAGTTCAGGAGCTTTAGTAGCACCTATTGTAGCTGTATCTTATGTAGACCCTAATCTTATGACATCAGCTATTAAGTTTGCTGAAACCCTAGATATTAGAGATATGTTTCCTTATAAAGGTAATAAGCCATTTAAAAAGAATGGTAAAGTTGCAGATGGAGCTATACTTAGAGCTTTAAGTCATAACCATTTAGGTTGGCAGGATATTAAGCCTATGTATAAGAAAGTATTTACAGAAGAGCACTTTAAAGTATTCAAGAAATCTGATATTAAATGTCATTCTTTTGGAGTTAGAGGTGATAATTGGACACCAGTTATATATTGTCTTAATGATGCTGACTCTCTAGATGATATGATAGATATGATTGAATGTTCCTCTAGAATAGTACCTTTTGTACAACCTATGGTTTATAAAAATAAAAGTCATGTAGATGGTGGATTTATTAGTTTTAATCCTGGAAGATGGTTGTTAGATTCTTTTAAGCTTAAACAATTAGTACTATTTAATTCTCACCCTGTTAAACTAGGATTACCAGATAAACTAAATTGGGATAAAGATATAATATCTGTAACTACTCAAGCTATGGAAGGTATGTCTAATCAACTAGCTGTTAATGACATGGAGATTACAATACTAAGATGTAAATTAAAGAGAGTAAAATTATTAATAATAGAAGCACCTGATGGATATACTGATGAAGTTTATGAGGATGATGATGAACAGTTAATAGCTTTAGGTGAAGCTTCTTATGATATAGCTTTAGATAAATTTAAGGAGTTTGTTTAATCCTAAATAATATTAAATAATAAAAAAATGGCAAAAAATTATATAGAAAGAAGTGCAGTTGTCTATGGGAAAAGAACCCCAAAATATTTAAGAAAACCAGTATGGATTAATGGTTTATTGCAATTTGCTACTACTGATGAAATATCAGCAGGTACTAGTAAAGATACTGTAATGAGTCCTTTTTATTTTAAAGAAGCTCAAGTAATAGCACCAGGAATGGATTATAAAGGTAGTTATAATGCTCTCACTAATACACCTGTTTTAGACTCCACTAATTATGTATTAACTGGTTCTATTAATCCTACTGCAAGTACTTCAGTAGTTGGTGTAGGTACTTTATTTCTAAGTGAATTACAAGTAGGAGATTACATCTTGGTATCAGGAGAAACAAGAATTGTAGCTACAATTGTAGATGATACAAATTTAACTGTTACTGTTGCATTCACAGATACAGCTAATGATGCTACTCCTGAAAAAGTTGGAACTGCTATTGCTGTATCAGCTGGAGATACATATACTGTTACTGTTGCAGGAACATTCTTTACTATACCAGTTATAGCAGGAGATACATTAATTGCAGAAAGAAATTCTGCTACTGCTGAGGCTCATTGGTCAATTATAAAAACTAATGCAACTCATACAGGAGATGTATCAGGAGATACTGTTTTAACAATTGGTGCTAAGAAAGTAACTTTAGCAATGATGGAAGATGGTGTGGATGGAGAGTTAATTACTTATGATGCTAATGGTGTAGCAGCTAAAGTAGCTACAGGAAATGCTGGACAAATATTAACATCTAATGGAGCAGGTGCAGCACCTACTTTTCAAGACAATGCAGCAACTCCTGCTAAAATTACAGGAACAGTAAATACAACAGATGCTACTGTTACAACAATAGATACTATTGATACACTTACTAATAATTCTTCTCATCTTATTGATGTATTTGTTACATGTGAACAAGATGATAATACAACTGGTGGAGCTTGGATGAAAAAATTATTTGTTACTAAAAGAGCTGAAACAGTAGTTATTCAAACTATAACTGATGTATTTAGTGCAGATGATACAGCTAATCTAGAAGCAGCTAGTGTAACTGCTGTAGTTGTAGGTGGTAATATTAATATTCAAGTTACAGGGTTTGCAGCTACTAATTATAAATGGAATAGTGCTTATGAAATCTTGTTAGTAACAACTAATTAATAGCTTAAATAGCATTAAGTTTATCTTTAAAACATAACTTAAAATGTACTCAGGGATTTTATCTTTGAGTACATTTTTTTTAAATCAAAATTAAATTGCATGAAAAGCACAGGAAAAGAATCTTTAATTAGTTTTCTAATGAGTACTTCTACAGAAGAAAGAATGAATTATACTTGGTTAGAACTAGCTAATAGATTTGAAATTAAAACTAATGGAACAGATTCTCAAAAGAGAAAAGCTGCTAATGATATATGGAGAAACTTTAAAAAGACTCAAGGACATTCAGCACCAACAATAGAAGAATTTAACTCAACTAATTATTATCAGGTAGAAAAAGATTACTCTCTTCCAGGTTGTACTTTTACTACTTCCCAATACTCAATAGAGAAATTTATTGAATCTCAAACTGAAATAAAATCTAATGGAGTTTATATTATAATGGGGTGTGTACATGTACCTTTCTTTAATTTGAATTTTATGAAAGCTGCTGTTAAATGTATTTCTAACTTAAATGTTAAAGGAATAATTTTTAATGGAGATTTCTTAGATTTAGCTACTTTAAGTTTTCATGACAAAGGTAAAAATACTGTACAAGGAGTTAATCTAGGAGATGAATATAAAAGTGGTAATTTAGTATTAGATACGCTAGAAGCAGTTATACCAAGAGATGCAGAGAAAATATTCCTTTATGGAAACCATGAGGATAGATTCAATAGACATATGGCTACTGTAGATTATGCTAAACTTAAAGGTGCTTTAAAGAGTCCTATAGAAGGTTTAAACCTAGAGTCTAGAGGATATAAGATTTATACAGATTGGATTAATGATGAAGTTAATATAGGAGATTTAACTATTATACATGGAGAGTTTGTAGGAACTAATTCTTGTAAAAGACATTTAGATGCTTATAAAAAGAATATACTCTTCTGCCACACTCATCGCGCCAGTATGCACAGAGAGGGAGAACATGTAGCTTATAATATAGGTAGTATGGCTGATTTTAATTCACCAGCTTTTGGATATGCTACAAAAAGTATGAAAAAACAATGGACTAATGGATTTGCAATAGCTACAGTAGTAGATGGAGTAACTTCAGTAGAACAAATTATATGGAATAAAGACCACTTTGTATATGGAGGAAATATTTGGAAAGTTTAATGATATTCTATTTAAAGAAAAAGGACATAAGTATTATAAGAAAGATAAAGAACTTATTTCTGTAACCTCTTTAATTAGTAAATATCAAAATGATTTTAATGAGAATTATTGGGCATTATGGACTGCATTAAAACAATCTGGGAATACTCTAAAGATATGGCAATTTAAACCTGATGTAAATGATTATAGACCTTTTCTAACCACCTCTGTTGCTGATGTAAAGAAACAATGGGCTTTAGAGAAAGACATTGGTTTAACTTGTGGTACAGCTATACATAACTATTTAGAAGGATTATGGAACTCTAAAGTTTTAGATATTCAATGTAAATATGATAGATTTAATATACTAAAGAAACAAGCTGAAGCTTTCTACATAGACTTTAAAGATAGATATACTCCAGTTAAAATGGAGTTTGTAATATCTAATGATTTTCTAGCAGGACAAATGGATGGGTTATTTTATGATAATCTAAACAAGGGTTATGTACTATTTGATTACAAAACAGATAAAGAGATTAAGTTTGATAATAAATATCAAAAGCTCCTTAAACCCTTTGATAAATTAGATGATTGTAATTTTAATAAATATTCTATTCAAACATCTTTGTATAAGAGAATTTTTGAAGAACAGACTGGACTAAACATAATAGATGTAAAGATTATTTGGTTCTGCTTTACTAATGAGAGTTATCAAATAATAGAACCAAACTTAATAACAGAAGAAATTAATATAATATGGCAACAGTATCAGAATCAATTAGTAGATTAAGAACTGCAATAAAACAATTTACTGATGATTCTCCTTATACAGATGAGTATCTTTATAGTGTACTAAATTCAGCTAAATCTACTTTACTAAGACAAAGAGCTTCTAAGTTTAATAAACTACCTAATCCTCAATGTTTTTGTATGGAGTTGATAGAAGCTAATTCTCATGATTGTGATTGTATAGATATAGGTTGTAAGGTTCTTAAAACTAGATACCCTGTACCTGAAACTATCTTTGGAAGAAATACAGAATTATTCTTTCTAAAGACTCTAGGAGAAAAAGAAATTCCTGTTATAGATTATAGAGAATTAAGTTATAGAAACTTAGACCCTATTAAAGGTAATACAAGAGTAGCTACAGAATTAAATGGACACTACCTCATATGGAATGAATCAAATCTTAAAGCTATTGTAGTATGCGCACAATGGGCTGATATTGCAGATTGGGCAGATAAAATCTTATGTCCTGGAGGAGATGGAGATTGTTTTGATATAAACTCTTTAGACTTTGGAGTACCTAAAGATTTAGAAATGCTCATGATTAAAATGTCTTTAGAAGAAATTGGAATTCCAATGTCTATTAAACCAGATAATACAAATGATGCTAATGAAGACATTAAATATTAGTCAAAGGGCAACCCTTAGAGAACTATATTTAGGATATTCATTAAAAACAAGAGATATAGAATCTAAGACAATTCCAGTACCTTATTTTCCTAAATCAGAAATTACAACACATAAACATTCTTTAACTTATAAAGAATGGAGATTAATAATTTTAATCTATTTGAAACACCTGGTCTTCTATCTAATGGAGACTGGGTTTTCCTATAAGATACCTAGTAGATTAGGATTATTACAAATAAGAAAATATAAATCCAAGAAAATACCTGATTGGGGTAAGACTAAAGAAGTTTATGGAACTACTAAAGTTAAACCTATATACCATAAGAATACTCATACTTTAGGATATAGACCAATTATTAAATGGTATAGAAGTGGACAAGAAGCTAAATTCAAATATAAGTGGTATTGGAGATTTAACTTTACACCTAAGTCTTGGAGAATTATCTCTAAAGCTATTTTCTCCAAGTTTACACTTATGAATAAATATCAATCAATATGAAATATGTACCTTTGAAAGCTGTATTAAATTATGTTTCTACAGCAATACAAGAAGAGGAAAAATCTGAAACTCAATTACTATCTTGGGCTATGCAAGCTTTAAGGTCTGTAGAATTTCCACAGAAGTATGAGAGAAAGATTTGTTTCTTAGAAGTTAAAAATAATAAAGCTACTTTACCTCAAGGTTGGAGGGAAATTAATCTAGTTACTTATATGCAGACTACTCCATCTGAATCAGATTTAGCTAGTCTAGCTTATTGTATTCAAGATAATTTTGAAGCTAATTGTAGTACTGAAACAGAATACTTATGTAAAATTCCAATTAACTTTGGATTATTTGTAGCCAGCTCCTATTACAATAATAACTTTAGACCACTTAAAGCTATACAAAAGTATAAAGGAATTGGTACTAAATGTTGTACCTTTGATGATTGTAGTGGTTTTAGTATTAAAGGAGATTGTATTTATGTAGATTATCCTGAAGGAATTTTATGTATAGATTATGATGTAGAATATAATATAGATGGAAATTATTTAATTCCAGATGATGCTGACCTTATGAGAGGACTAGCAGAGTATATCAAGTATATGCACTGGGAGGGTAGAGGAGATAGACATGAGGAAAGAGCTATGAGTTTATCAGAAATGCACTTAATAAGAGCAGAGAGATTATTACAAAAAGCTAAGGGGAAATTCTTCCTAAGGTCAGTAGATGAAGATGTTCTTAAAGGTATTATGTTTGGGCAGTCTAAGATTTTTTATGTACCATCAGCTTATGCAAATAGAGGATATGGATATTAATAAATACAACCCAGAGTTACCCATCAAAGGTTTAAACCTAGATGTGCAACCAGATAAACAAGAAAAGTCTACTTATAGATTTGCTCTTAATACTCTAACAGATTCTATAGATGGTTCTAGACAATCTGTTAATACAGAACCAGGTAATTTAGAATGTTTAGAATTAGATGAAGGATTTGTTGTTATAGGAAGTATCTCTATCAATAAAGGGGATACTGTTCTAATACTATATAAGGATGATTTCTTTGGTGTTACTCAAATTGGAATAATGTCTGATGAATGTCAATATACTAAACTAATAGAGAGTGATTGTTTTACACTCAATGAATGTTATCAAGTTAAAGGAGAGTTTAAAGTTAGAAATGGTTGTGAAAGAGTAATTACTTTATATGACTGTTATAGTAAAGACCTTTATATTAATTTAGATGACTTGGATTTGTACTATAATGATGCTTATATTATATACCTAGAAACTAATCCAGGAGACACACCAGAGGACTATTTTATAGCCACTGGACTCTATGCTTGGGATTGTAATAAGATGGGTTTAAATCCATCTTTAAGTTATCCATGTTTAGAATTTGATTCTATTATTGAAGGTGCTGGAAAGTTAGATGTTGGCATGTATAAGTTCAAACTAGAATTGCTTGATGGGGATTTTAATAGATTAGGATTTACTAATTTTATACATCCTGTACCTATTGTAGATGAATCATTAGGTTCTAATTGGTTAGAGATAGATGGAGCTACTAATATAGAATTTAATCCACCTGAAGTTGGTGGAGTACCTACTACTAATAATGCTATTAAATTAAGAGTAGAAGATTTATCTTCTCCTATAAGTTATATAAGATTAGTAGTTAAATATTATGTAAATTCAGATGGATTTACAGCTGGTTTAGCACTTAAATCTAATTATGTAGATGTAAGGCAAACTACTTCTACTACTATATTATTTGACTTCTTAAATGCAAATTTAGATTTACCTGTAACAGAAGATGAAGTTACAGTACCTAAACAAGTTTATTCTGTATCTTGTGTTCAAGAACAGATTAATGGTAGACTAATTAGGGCTAATCTTAAAGAAGAAAACTTAGATTGGTCTTTAGTTCAAATGGCTGCCAATACTATAGAAGCAGAGTTTTCATTTATTGAAGAGGAAGCTGAAACAGAAGCAGGTATTAATTCTAAGAATCCTAATTACTATGCTGTCAATAGAAGTTATATGAGAGATGAAGTATATGCTTTTGGTATAGTACTTAAATTAGCTAATGGAGTTTATTCTCCTGCTTTTCATATACCTGGAAGAGAAGCTTTAGTTAGAGCAGATTTATTACCTTCTTATGCTGCTGCTGCACCTACCAGTGTTATAACAGCTGGAAATGGGAATATACATAATAGAAATCAAGTACCTGCATCAGAAGATGAATGGGATTGGCAATTACTAGAAGCAACTTTAAACCCAAGTCCAGCTATTAAATGGACTAATGACTACAATCAAGTGTCAGGTGGATTTGACCCAGACACTCAAATAATATTCGACAATGTAGCTCATTTAGGTTTAACAAGTTATATAGATGATGTACTGGGGTATGGTCGTGCGCCTGGTTTTGGAGGGGCTTTAATACCTAGATGGATGGTTTTTAATACTGCTATTCTTTATAATGGTTTTACTTCAACTTATCCTACAAGAGGTAAAATGGCTTTTCATCAATTAAATACTAGATATCCTAAAATAACAGACTGTGATGGTAACTTTATATATCCTGTAGACCCTAATGACCCTACTGAAACAGCTTATATAAGACATCATAAATTTCCTGATGTAGGTATTATAGAGCATTTTGAAAAAGACCTTGTTGGAAATATATTTGGAGGAACTATTAAACCTATGGGAATAGTGTTTGATACAACAGCTTTTTATGCTGCACTTCCAGCCTTTATTAAATCTCAAGTTGAAGGGCATATATTTGTTAGAGTAGAGAGAACTAATAATGATAAAACAGTTTTAGATAAAGGCATTTATAGTGTAGCTACAGAGAATTGGAAAGATGGTAATTTTAATACAGCTCCTACTGATGCAGAAAGAATAGCTGGGAACTTTGTAGATATCCCCCATTATGAACCTGTTCACCATTTATGTTGTACTGGTTCTGTAGGTATGTTTCATTCTCCAATGTTACAAACATTTAAAACTTATCTAGGTAATTCTTTTTACATGAAGAATGAATCTGCTATTAGACCTGGATATCTAAGTGCTTCAACAGGAGGTAGTACTAGTCCCCCTTATGTTCAATTCATGGATGCTTATTCTAATAATGATTTTATTACAGTTTCAGGAGGTTATGAGTTTTTTGATATGAGAAGTAATTTAGATTATCCTTATTGTGATACTCAAACTTCAAGATTTCCTTATAATGATTCAGATTTATTTCCAATAGTACCTCATTATAGAGCTAGATTTGAAAATAGGTTAGTACAAAATTCTAAGATAATGTCTCCTGAATCTAATATACCATTAGATATTGTAGCTACATTTGGGGGTAGAGAAACTAAAATAGTTCAATTTAAGAATATCTTAACTTCAAATACAGTTATGATATTTGAAAATTCACAGAGTTTACCTAGAGGCGTAATTAGAAATATAGGAGCAGTTGATGATGTAACACATCCTTCACATCCTATGTATGATGATGGACAAGCTGGTTGGAATTGTTTTTATGTAGGACTTAAAGCTAATAGACAAGTTTATACAAATTTAACTTCTATGGCTTATGTTCCTTTAGATACTTGTACTAAGTATGAAGAGAGTTTTGCAGACCCTTTAGAGACTAATTTTGGTGGAGATATTTTTATTACTAGATTTACTTATGCTAAATACTTTGACAATAATTTTCCATATAAACCTGACTTAAATGTAAATAATGGTCATTTAGCTATTGCTATTGCTGCTGGAGATTCTCCAAATCCTTTTGTTCCAACTGGAAATGCTGTATCTGGACAAATAACAAGATACGCTGATGCAGCTGTGGAAGGTAGAAATCAAATAAATTTCTTACATTTTACTTATGTAGAATCAGATATAAATCTTAATCTAAGACATACTGGAACAGATACTTGTGCTAAATATTATGAAAAAGATTTTACTAGTTTAGATGATTATTTAGACTTTTTCCAAGATGATGATTGTACTGAATTCTTTGGTTATAATACAGATTATTCTATACAAACTAATGAAGATAAATTCTTTCCAATAGCAGAGACTTTTAACTTCTGTCTAGATTGTGCTAATGAGTATCCTAATAGAATAGCTTTCTCTCCAGTATCTTTTGAAGAGGAAGTAGCTGATAAATGGAAGATTAATAATGCTAATGATTATATTGATATTCCAGCTAATAGAGGAGCTATAACTAATTTAAAGTTTGATAAAAATCAATTACTAATTACTACCGAAGAATCTTTATTTCAAATGATTCCTAATCCACAGGTTCTTCAAACTGATGTTTCAGATATTCAAGTAGGAACTGGAGACTTTTTATCTATTGCCCCAAAAGAATTTGTAAAAAAAGCTATTGGATATGCAGGTAATCAAGGAAAATTTAATTCTGTAGCAACAGAATTTGGTTGGACTTGGGTAGACCAAAAGGAAGGAAAAATATTTAACTCATCTGGAGAAGGTTTAGTAGAAATTTCTAAGAGAGGTATGTATCATTGGTTTAGAGAGAATTTACCATCATTCTTTGAAAGGAGAATGAAGCTACTAAATATACCTTATGATTGTATAGACAATACAGCTTCATGGAGAGGTGTAGGATTATTTGCTACTTATGACTCTAAGTTTGAAAGATATATTCTACATAAAGCAGATTATGATTTAACTTCTTATGCACTTGAAAACTTCCAAGGATTAGTAGGAACTTCAGAAGTGTTTGGAGGTTTATATTATGGTGTAATAGAAGGAGTACATGGGGAACATGTCAAACCTAATGAAACTCATTTCTATATTTGGAATGGGATGGAATATGAAAAAATTAATTTTAGTAATAGAGATTATTTTTTAAATAAATCTTGGACAATGTCTTATAGTTATAAAGACCAATCTTGGATTAGTTGGCATTCATACCAACCTAATTATATGTTCTTTAATAACTACACTTTCTATAGTTATATTAAGCCAGACCCAATTATTACTGTGATGGATTCTATTATCTATAAACATGGATTTAGAAATTACACTAATTACTATGGTTATCAATTTCCCCATACTTTAGAGTTTGTGGTAAATGATATGAATACTATGAATTTACATAATATCTATTGGTATGGTAAGACTGAACTTTATGATGATGTTAATTTAATTAATCTGAATGTAGATGATGTTACTTATACTCAAATGATTGCTTATAATGATAGACAATCTACTGGTGATATTACTTTAACCCTTAAAGCAGATGATGAGGATAATCTAGATTTTAATGTAGGGCAAAGACAAGTAATCAAAAAAGATGAAAATTGTAGAGTTAGTTTAATTAGAAATGTAGTTAATACTCCTTCTACAGCTATATTTTCTTCTGATTGGACTTACTTTGATTATAATGCACAATTTGGAATTATAAATGGTTATCAAGGGTATATAGATAAAGTAACTAATCAAGCTATAATAGGTGCTGAGATGGAAGACCTTTCAGATTTAACTGGTAAATACTTTATAGTTAGATTAAGTTATAATAAAGATTTTGCTTCTCCAGATTTAAAATTAACTTTAAATTTAGCTCAAACAGCTGAATTATATTCAATAAGATAACAATGAAAAATAAAAAAACTATTAAAGTAAATCTCAAGAAATGTACTAAGGGAGGTAAACTCCCTAAGTATTTTACTGGTGGGGAAATGGGGGACTTTATGGGTGGAGACCCAACTAAAAAGAAAAAACCATTTGATATAAATTCTTTTGGTCAGCTAGGTGCTTTAACTGGTGCTGCTACAGGTGCAATTAATTCAGAATTAGATTGGAAAAATACTAAGGAATATTCTGTAGCTAATGACCCTCTTCAAAAGGGTATAGAAGCAGGATTAGGCTCTAATCCTATTACTAGTACCTTTATGAGTATTGGTAAAGCTGGGGAAGCTTTAGGAGACTCCATAGCACCAGGTTTAGGGGAAGGTTTATTTTCTCCCCATAAATCTGTAATGAGAGCTTTTAAAGAGGGTAAACCAGAATACATGATTCCTATAATAGGTTCTATGATTGCAGCTGGAGATTCTAAGAAAAAATTACAAGAAGAAGAGTTAAAGAAAACTCTTCAAACTAATCCTTATGGAGAAACTACTTTAAAATTAGGAGGTGCATTAATAAAATATGATGCACCTTCTCATGAAAATGGTGGACAGATGATTACTTCAACTGGAGCTGAGACTTCTAATCCAAATAAAGCTATAGCTGAAATAGAGAAGAAAGAAACAATGCACAATGGATATGTATTCTCTGATACACTTAAAGCACCTAATGGTAAAACCTTTGCAGCAGTATCTAAAACTATAGAGAATAGATTTAAGTCTAAAAATGACCCTATCTCTATGAAAACTAGAAAGCTTCAGTTAGACTTGCTTAAAGGACAAAATGAAATGTCTAAGTCTCAAGTAGAGAATTCTAATACTTCTATTATGGAATTAGGTGGAGACCCTATAAAAGGTAAATTAAGAAAGATAGCATCTCATACAAGTGAATCTGGTATAGATACTAATTTAGATGAAGCTTATAGCCAAGGAGATAAATTTAATTCTGAATTAGATTATGTTAAAGCACAACTAAATAAAGAAGGGATTAGTGTTGAAGGAGCAAGGAATCTTAATAGAATGAATTTTGGAGCTTATAATCCTAGTTTTTGGGAACAAGAATTACATAAATTAGATAAAGAGGGAGAAGCTAATAAAAAGTATTATCCTAATATTAAATTGAAATGTGGAGGTAAACTTAAAAAGATGGATAATGGTGGAATTCCTTATTTACCTGAAGATGAAAAACAAAATTATCTAGCAGGGGCTTCAGTTAATTTTGACCCTACTAAATACTATGGAGATTTTATTAATTTCCAACTAGTGCCTTATGGTAAAGATTCTGAAATTTATGGAGAAAATGAGTATCAAGTAATGCCTTTAAGTGATGAGAAAAATACTATTAATAATAAAACTACCCCAGTTACTACTAAAGAGAAAGCTGGAATGGATTATTTAACTCCAGCTAGAATAGGTAAAGGAATTGAAATGGCTGGTAAAGCTGGAATACTTTCTTCAGGTTTTGATAAAGTTAATCCTGAATTAAATCCTGAAGCTAATAAAGTTAAGAGTCTAATGCAGAATAGAATTAATAACCAAGCTCTCTTGAATCAAATTAATCTTCAAAGAAATGCTGCTTTAGCTTCTAACCAAGATGCTAGGTCTTTAAATGTTAAAAGAGCTTTAGATGCAAGAACTTATAATGCAGCAGGTAATGCAGCTATGAATGCTAAATTACAAGAACAAATGCAGAATAATAATTATAAGCAACAAGAAGCTCAAGTACTTTCACAATTAGGTTCTGAAGAAGCTAGAGCTAAAGTTTATGCAGAAGATGCTACAGCTAGAAATAAAGGACAATGGTTGACTAATCTAGGAACAGTACTAGGAGATGTTGGAAGAGCAGGAGAATTTGAAACTAAAGTTAAAGTTAATGATATGCAAGTTACAGAGTCTTTGGCTATGTTAGGAATGAAATATTCTGATTATGGAATAGATGGAGAAACTTATAAGAGATTAAAAGAAGGTAAGTATACTATTGCTGATGCAGAGAAATTACAAGAAAGCTTAATTAAATATAAACAAAATGGCAAATAGATATACAACTCTAGCCCCTACTACATTCGATAATATACAACTTTATCAACCTAATTATGAGGGGTTAGATTTATTACTAGGACAACAACAACAACAAAAAGATTTGGCTGAGGCATCAATAGATGCCTTAATGCCAGATGCTTTAAATCAATTTCAACCACAAGCGGATGAATATCATCAAGTGTGGAGAGATAAGATAGATAAACTTCCAGAGCTTTATGCTAAATCTTTTAGAGAAGGTAACAAAGAATTGAATACTTTAATTAGAGATGCTAAAAGAGAAATCCAAGACCCTAATAGTGAGTACTCTCACTTTGCTAATACTAAGAAACAATACCTTGAAGGAGTTAAAAGGATAGAAGAATTCCATGCTAAAGACCCTATTAAATATAATAAGGAATGGGCAATGAATCAATTGGAATCACAACTTCAAGGAGCAACCTGGGATAAGTTTTATGATAAATCTAAAGAGAGAGTTATTAAAGGATTCTCTGACCCAGAGTTAACTCCTTATGTAGATATACAAAAAGATGTTATTGAAGGTATGAAGAATATTCAATTAAATCAAGATACAGAATTTACTAATTGGATTAAACCAGATTGGATTCAAAAGATTAAAACACAAGAAATTACTCCTGAGTTAGTAGCTGAAGTTACTAATCAAATGTTGGATAATCCTAAATATAAAGACCAATTAACTATTGAGAAATGGTATCAGACTAGAGGTATAGATTATAATCAAGAAGCTGAGAAATATAAAGCTAAATTAGCTACAGAAAGAGAAACTCTATTTAATACTTTAGATAATCTAGCTACAGCTGATAAAGAGACTATAGCAGCTTATCAACAAGAGCTTGGTGCTACACCAGATGGAATTTATGGTGATGAAACTAAGAAAGCAATAGATAGATATAAAAAAGATTTATATATGCTACTATATAACACAACAAAAATATCGCTAAATTAATAACGTGTTTTTCAAATCCAAAAAACAAGAAATAGAAATAAGAAAAATAGAAATTTTTAAAATGTATAAAACGATAATTGGTAGGAAATTCATCGTGTTTTATTTCCATTTCAAGCCTTGGTGTTTTGGTTTGCATATAACGGCGATCATTGAGTTTTTGTAAATCGTATAATTGCTCAGCGATTGTTGACAGGCTTCTTATTTCAGATTCACGATCCTTATCTCTCGAAACTAATTTAATTAAAGTCCATAGTGCTACAAACATCCCTATGGCGCTGAATAATACCTGTGCAACATCGGTCCAGTTTGGCAGGCTATCATCCATAATATATGTTGTCATGCTTTTATGTTTAAGAATGTCGATCACTCCTTTTGTGCGCTTTTACTTTCGTGCCATTGGCGCGGGTGTATGCCTTTACCTCTACCCTTTTAAGTTGCCCTGGTGCTTTGCGGTATGCGGTAAGGGTATCAAATGTGCCGGCAATGGCGGTGGTGTCATTAAGTCATATTGTGGACACTTAGGAAAGAATTTGAAATTTGCATAATTCTTTGCACCAGATACATCATTTAATGGGAATTGCGTAGCATTTAATTCTGCTGAATATATATTTGAATCATCTATTGCTGATATAAATTTCGATATGAAATTATTTACACCAGAGTGAAGCTTGCCAAATCCTATTTGATATTTAGATTTTGATACATCATTAAATGTATACGCCCCATCAATCATATTTTTATACTCTATCATTTCTTTTTATATTTCTTTTCAAGCATTTTGTTTTTATAACTACAGTAAGCTAATATATTTAAGTATTCTATAACATCTAATTCAAATGCATCAAATAGAGATATCCTTGCTATTTCTGCAACGTTTTCTGTTGCTTGGAGCCAAACATATGGCTTAGTTTGTTCTGTTTCAGTTCCAATATCCTCATCCTCTGCTTTAGGTCTCGCTTCACCAAATATGCTTTCATAACCCTCAATAAGTCGTTGGAACTGTTTAAAAAAAAATTGCTTAATTCATTTGCATCTCCAATAGTAAAGTTATTGTATAGATAATCTTGTACTTCAAATATATCATATCCTTTATTGTACTTATTATCTGTATATCTAAATAGCTTCTTTGTCTGTGGTATTAAGAATACACTCAGTATTTCTTGCAGTTTAAATGTTTTAGCGTAGTTTTGGAAGTCTATGAATTGTCCAGCGTTTATTTTAGACATATTTAAGCAGGCCTTAAACCTTCTTCCATTTACATCGTAT